GGGTTCAAACATTACTTGGACACTGCCAGCAGAAGATGCAAGTGTAAGCGGTTACGCTCTTGTTAGTGATGCCTCAGGCACACTAAGTTGGGCAGCCGCTGGTGCTACTATTGCTCAAGACGAAGCAACAAATACAAACTTTAACTTGTATTTTGCTTCAGCTACTAGTGGTGCATTAACAGCAGTCAACTATGACACCGGTGTACATTACAATCCAAGCACAGGTACAGTAACATCAGCCGCATTTGCTGGTGCTGTAACTGGTGCTGTAACTGGTGATGTAACTGGTCAACTCACAGCACAAAACATCCAAGTTGGTGTTACAGGTGCGAACGAGATTGATACAACAAGCGGTGGATTAACAATTGATTCAGCAGGCGGAACAGTTACAGTTGACGACAACTTGATTGTTAGCGGTGACTTCACTGTTAACGGTACTACAACAACAATCAATTCAACAACGTTAACAGTTGATGATAAAAACATTGTTCTTGCTTCAGGTGCCGCAGATGCCGCAACTGCAGACGGTGCTGGTATTACAGTCGATGGCGCAAGTGCTACAATTACTTACGCCAACTCAGGCGACAAGTGGGTGCTTAACAAAGCAACCGATGTTTCATCATTGTTAATCAACGGTACTGCTGTTAGTTCAACAGCCGCTGAACTAAACTTAGTTGATACTTCAGTTGCTGATACAGTGGTTAACAGTAAGGCTGTAATTTACAGCTCAGCTGGTAATGTTCGTGTTGCAAGTCTTAACGCAACAGGAACAGTACAAGCAGTACACGGAAACTTTAGTGGTAATGTTACAGCAACTTACTTTGTTGGTACTGCTACTGAATCACTTTACGCTGACTTGGCTGAGAACTATCAAGCAGATGCTAACTATTCAGCAGCCACAGTACTTGAGTTTGGTGGAGCACAAGAAGTAACAACTGCTACAGAAGATTCAAGACGTGTAGCAGGTATTGTTTCAACCAACCCAGCTCACTTGATGAATGGTGGACTAACAGGTTCTAATGTTGTAGCACTGGCACTTATGGGCCGTGTTCCATGTTTAGCAATTGGTCCAGTAGTCAAAGGTGACATGATGGTATCAGCAGGATTTGGTTATGCGAAAGCACACGCCAACCCAGCAACAGGTACTGTGATTGGTAAAGCACTAGAAACACTAGAAGATGGTGTAAAAGCAACCATTGAGGTAGTTGTAGGTAAAGTATAACCTGCAATATCTTAAGCAACACAATAAAGGGACATTTAGGTGTCCCTTTATTTTTGAATAAATATATACACATATTTTTATAGACTTATATTATGCCATTAACTAGACCGCCATTATCATTCTTAAACTCAGACAGCACAGTGTTTAATGACCCACTGTTGGTCCTGCATCAAGGGTCAACATCCAACGACAGTGATGTTGGATTTGTTTTCAACAGAGCAAACGGTTTGGTTTCAAACGTCGCTGTATACTGGAGCGAAACAGACAACTCGTTCTATACAGCATTCACTAACTCAGGCGGTGCGGGAGATGCCAACCTAGTACCAACAAGCTACGCACCAATAACGGTGGGCACACTAAATGCCAACAATGCAGTAGTTACAGGTAACTTAACAGTAAGTGGACTCACCACAACAATAAACACAACAAACAGTACCATATCAGATAGTTTAATAGAATTAAACAGTGGTGCCGGTAGTAATGCGAACGATTTAGGATTTATATTTGAGCGTGGTAGCACAGGCGACAATGCCGCGATCATATGGGACGAAAGCGCAGATGTTTTTGTACTAGGTACCACCACAGCAACAGGTGCAAGCACAGGTGACTTGACCGTATCACAAGTAGGTTTACACGCTGGCAGTATTACAATCAACAGTGCGTACACTTTCCCTACAAGTGACGGTACTGCCGATCAAGTGTTGACTACAAACGGCAGTGGTACACTAAGTTTTGCTACCGCAAGTGGTGGTGGTCTTACTGAAGCAACAGCAATTGAGTATGCAATAGCATTAGGTTAAATACAGTATGATAGGAATTAGAAATGGCATTTAAAAGCGTAGTAACCGGGAACATAGGGACTAGCCCTGCACAGGTGTCTGACACAGTCTCGTCAAGTACAACACACACCATTATTGGTTTTAGTTTATCAAATATACACGCAAATAATATAGCTGTAACAGCAACACTAAGCAAAAGTGGTGGGGCAACAGTAAACATGATCAAAGGCGCAACAATAGCAAGTGGTGGTGCAATAGTAATCGTTGGTGGCGATCAAAAAGTAGTTCTTGAACAGGGCGACACAATAAGTGTTTCTTCTGACACAACCACCAGTACAGATTCTATCATGAGTTACTTGTCATCGTCGACCTAGGATAATCAATGGCATATTTAGGCAACGAACCCGACGTTATAACAACAGCTGAAACAGTTATTAATACAGCTAATGATGGCAATAACGAAACTGTTTTCTTGGTATTCAGCGATACACAAGGGGCTACAACCGCGTTAGAAACTGATGCTAATTTAACATACAACCCAAGTACTGACTTGCTAACTACATCCGGTAACGTAGGTGCTTCACATGTTAACGCAACAGGAACAGTACAAGCAGTACACGGAAACTTTAGTGGTAATGTTACAGCAACATATTTTACAGGTACAGCAACACAAGCATTGTATGCTGACTTGGCTGAAAAATACGTAGCGGATAGCCAATATGACCCAGGAACTGTTATGACAATAGGCGGTCCAAAAGAAGTTACATCCAGCAACAGTTACATGGATCCCACAGTGGCGGGCATAGTCAGTACCAATCCTGCATTTTTAATGAACAAAGACCTAGTGGCAGAAAATGTTGTTGACCTGGCACTAACAGGTCGTGTTCCTTGTAAGGTGCATGGAAAAATACAACGTGGAGACATGATTGTTTCTGGTAATATAGCAGGAGCAGGCACTTCCTGCACAGCACCAAATTTTGGAACAGTGGTAGGCAAAGCACTTGAATCTTATGACTCCGAAACGGTTGGCACTATTGAAGTGATTGCGGGAAGATTATAAATGGCATATATTGGAAATAGAGTAGCAACTTCTGGGACATCAATCAAAGCTGATAAAAGTGCCCCTGCCAATTCATTAAGAGTTAAAAGCAACGGTAACATTGGTGTTGGGGTTGCTGAGCCAAGCTCAAAACTGCATGTAGCTGGTACTGTAACTGCTACGGCATTTGCAGGTGACGGCAGTGCATTAACAGGCATTGAATCCTTACCTGCCGCTATTGATGTTAACGGATCAGCACCAGACGATTCATTGGCAATTGACAGTGCTGGTAAAGTCGGTATCGGTACTACTAGTCCAACTACTAATTTAGTAACCGTTGGTACATCAATGGCTACTAGTCAAGCCTTTGTTGGAAGTGTTGCTGATACTAGTTATTCTGGTGGAATAATTAATCTTAGTAATTCAAGTAGATCTATAGGTATAACGTCTGATCCAACTAATGCAGGTGCTGGTTCAATACTTAATTTTAGTGTTGACGGTACAGAACGTATGCGTATCAACAGCGCTGGCAAAGTCGGTATTGGTACGACTAGTCCTACTACAAGTTTAGAAATAAATGCCGCAAATACATTAGGGTCTACATTTACAGGAACAACTGCTGGTGAGGGCGTTGAAGTTTCGCAAACTAGTTATACTGCTGATAATTACGTTTCTTTAATTGAAGGAAAATATCTAGCAAGTCAAGCCGCTCCGCATGTAAGAATTGGAGCACAGTACACAGGTGGTGGTTCTAAACTGATTTTTGGTACTAGCAACAGTTATGGTAGTGGTATAACTAATTCCGCAATGACAATTGACCCTAGTGGTGATATCACAACCAGCGGTAAAATTACTCCAGGCACATATAGGCCAGGCGAAATTATTGAAACAATTGCTTGTATGTGTGATGGTTCAACTGTATCAGTTCTATCTGGGTCATATACTATTACAAATGTTACTGCCGGACAGGCATCAACAGCCTCACATGTAGTAATGACAGGTAGTTCTGTAGCGTATACCCCACCAGCAGGAACAAAAAGAGTCATATATAGATACAATTTCAAGTGGGATTGTACCGGCTATTCTGGCATTTCACATTTTAAAGTTCAAATAGATGGAACAGATGTTATCCCGTCATCTAGAAACTATTCATCCAACTATGCATCAACAAACTGGCATCATGCGAACTTAGAACTTGGTGTAGAGTGGGTTTTTGATTGCGCCGCCGCAAGCGATGACGCCGCAAACGGAAAGTTTACCAGTTGGACAAGTGCAAAAACAATTAGAGGATTGCATCGGCATTATGGTGGCGGTTATTCTCACACGCTTCATCAAAATGTCTGGTGGGATGGTACTACTGCTTCGGGCACTCGCCTAGCTCCAATTAAACCAATGTTACTGATACAGGCAATAGCATAATGGCAAAACTTATAGAAAACATGACAGACGCAGAAAAAGAAGTAGATAAAAATCGTGCGTTTTCGTATCCATCTATCACAGAACAGTTAGATCTGTTGTGGCATGCTATTGATGCAGACGAAGATCTAAAAGTAAAGTTTGCAGACTTTTATAATGCGATTAAGACAGTGAAAGATAACAATCCAAAATAAATATACTAGCTAACAATAACAACTACATGGAGCTAACAAATGCAAAACTTTTACCAACGTCTGCGAACCACATACACTGGCGAAGAAATTAACGCCACAGCCACATACGAAAACGGCTCCTGGACATACGAAACAGAGACAATTGAACCATCAATACTAGATAACAACAGAACTGGACAACAAGCTGTGGTGCTTGGCAACGGCCTGAGTCGCGGTGATTTTGATATTAACTATATCTTCAAGCAACCAAAATTACAAACATATGGTTGCAATGCCATACACCGAGATGCACACTATGACGTAGACTTTTTGGTAATTAACAACGATAAGATTGCACAAGAACTAGTCGAAACTGGTGGAGCAACGAGAAAAATTGTTTACGCAAACTCGGATCAAATCTTTGATCACCCAGGGGTATTTTATATGATGCCACAGGATCCGCAGTGGAATGCAGGTGCCATGGCAGCTTACATGGCTGCATTTGATGGACACAGCAAAATCTATCTAGTAGGGTTTGATGGACAAGACACACACGGTAACAATAATAATGTCTACACAGGAACTAATGCATATCAAATTGAAGACACAGTGGTTACTGATGATTTCTATGGTCTTGCACTTAAAACACTAATGCAAGCGTACCCGTTAGTAGAGTTTATTCATGTAAACAAAACTGGTAAAGGCAACATACCTGGCGCTTGGAAAGAGTGCTCTAACTTCCGCAGGATCAGTTTTCATCAATTGGTAACAGAGTGTGATCTGTAAAGATTGCCTCCATTATCTTTAATTTTTCCAGTATTACCTTAAAACTAAAAGTACGCCAAACACCCGGGTGCAGAGGCTTCGGGTGATCGGCTATGCTGGTCCATGCATATCCTCTATGTTCGTCGTTCAGTATTGGCACAAACTCTTCTTCTACTGGTATTAAGTATGTGTGATATTCGAAATTATTGGATTCGTTTGTAAACTTTTCCATTGGGATTATTTTGTTATAAGATACTACCGTACCAATTTCTTCTACTAGTTCTCTCTCAAGTGCTTGTAATGGCGATTCCCCATCTTCAACACGGCCACCAACTAAACCCCATGTGCCTGCATGTCGCTTGCGGTTGCGCAACAAAAATAAGTATCTGTGTGTTGATTTGCTGTAAACTAATGCACCACAGCCTATATAGCCAGACTCCACTCACCACCTCGATATAAACCTTCAACGCTTTTGACCCATTCTAACCCGGTCCAGCGATATTGAACACCAGTATTTGTATTGGTTACATATTCTGTATCTGTAATTTCACCGCTATCGAACACAACGATCCATCTTGATCCGTTATATTCTATTATGTCGTTCCCACTAGCAACTATATCACCCCAGACACTGTAGTTTTCGTTATCTTCAGCACCAATGTGATCTGTAAGCAAGTAGCGTGTTCCTGTAGTAGGGCTTGTTAAACTACTGTCTACAGTAATGTTGATTGGATTTATAATTTTAGCTACTGCCTCTAGTGTGTTGAGAGGCATTGTATCTTCGGTTGGGGTAAACAATAGTATAGTTGGATCTGTTGGGTGATACGCAATTTGCCCTATCAGTTCGTTACCAGTTGCTAACTCTAATCTTATCTCTGTGGTACCTGTAACCAGTGTGCCATATACCCCAATCAGTGCTTCCCAAGTTTCTTTTGTTGGAGCAACTTTGGTTATAACACCAGCCTCGCTAACAACTTCTTCTGGCTTAACCAACTTCATTTGATTTCCAGTATAGTAAATGCCATACTCTAACGGTGTGACTTTTACACGGGCAACAAGATTGCTTAATACAGTATCCTCATTGAATTCACCCTGCTCGTCATAAACACTACCAATAAACTTTTGTATCACACCAAGACGCTTAACCTTAGCAGGACTTGCGATCCAAATTGGCATTTCAAAAGTAAGACTAGCAATGTCTATACTTTCATCTGCTCCCATCGGCACAGTCCTTGAACTCCATGACATATCAGTTAATTGTACAAAAGTTAAACTAGCCCAATCAACATAATTATCTGTTGACTGAATTTCAAAACTTGGATTGAATAACGTAGCAATTTGCTCTACTATTTGCATTTTTTGTTCAGTGTTGCTCGACCAAATATCCAAGATAATTGTTAACTTATAAGGAACAGGCATTAGTCTTTCAACAGTATAACTATCTCCCTGTTGATCAGTATATGTTCCAGTCTCGGGATCGTACTGACGTTGACGTAAGTTAATCTTTCCTACATGTGTAGGATCCTGCATGCGGGACTGATCATATTGCAGTGCTGAAATATATGCACTCATAGCAGGCACGCCATTGAGTGCATTCTCACTATTATTGCGTAGGATAGTAGCGGCTTGTCTGCTTTGGTCCCCGTAGTATATGGGAACAGTCTGTAGCGTTTTTACACCGTCAGCGTTTTTACCAAATTCAACTTGGAATCCGCTGAGTATTCGCATAAATTGAACTAGGAATCTGCGTATTTGTCCATCGTAAAAAAATTGTTGAGCCATTAATTATCTGCCTTAGCCTTTAATGCATCACTAAGACTTTGTCTTACTGTTACATTGCCTGAATTGTTTGTGTATGTTTCTGTGTTGTTTACAAAGCCACTACGTTGTGTGGTGTTCTCTGATCCTGGTGTAAGTGTTGTTCTTACGTTATCTTCAATTTTCACCCAACGTCTCCCGTCATATCTAAACAGCCTGTTTGGCAAGTAGTCTGATCTAAGTGCATAGTCACCTACTGATGGCCCATTCGGGAAAGCAATGCCAACTGTTACTGGCATACCATTTGGTCCTAGCCCTGTCCCTGTTAAATATCCTTCTGGTACTGCTTGTGGACTCAAGATAGCATAGTCTGTGCTTACACTATCGCTATCAGCAGTAACATTACCGTCAGCAGTTACACCAACTGGGTCACCTGGATACTTGCCGTCTGGCGTTGTTGACTTAATGTAAAGATGACTAATATCGTAGCCACTTAGTGGAACTTCTTTTTCTGCTTCTTTGATAATAGCATTGTTTATATTCTGATAAGTTTCAATAGTACTCTGTACACTGCCGAGACTAACATTGCCATTGGTTGGATCCCAATCAGGAGCATCAACTTTAATATTATCAAGTATGTCTTTGTATTCTTGACTGTCTGTCAGCGGATTAAGTTTCACACGCCATAAGTGAGGCCACCAAGTTTGACTAAACCCGTCAGCGGCATTTTGACAATCACTTACTACGTAGAATCTTTTAAGTGCAACAGGCAGTGTGTCATCTAGTGGATAATAATCTAATAGATGTTGTAGCTCTAGCACATCACCGTTCATCATTTTACGACCTAGTGATTGTACCATGTCGTTAATGTGGAACGTCATAAACAGTGTGCCTGTTTGTAAGAACATGCCAAATTGGCTCAGATCAAACGTAGTATCCTGTACTGTGTAAATTCCACGCATTGGATAAATGTCAGTGTCGTACTTACGGTCTCTGTTCTCTAAGAAGAACAAGTCCTGAATATTTTTTTCACTTTGAGTTGTATAACTCGGCTCGCTCGGGTTGTCGTAAAATTTAATAGTACTGCCACTAAGCAGTGCTATAGTTGTGCTGTTGTTTAGTGTAACAGTTGTTGCATTTTTAGCAATAACTTTGGTATCTGCAGGAATGCCTGTCCCAGACACATAATAATTTAATTCGATATTTGATGTACTAGCAAAAGAAAGAACAACACCTGCAGAACCTTGTGTCGCATTAGTTACTTTTACTGTGTTCTGTTCCTGAGTACCAAGGTATTTGTGTACGTTTACCCCAGTGCCACCGACAGTGAATTCTTCGCCGATAACACGATCCATAAACTTGTAATCGTTTGAGTGTCTTCCGTCTTTCCAGAGTGATAACCGTGGCACAATAAAATCCTATAATATCTAGTATTTAGCGGTATTTAGAACCTGGTGTAAGTTGTTGATTCTAATAGGTGCTTGACATATATACTCAATGAGCGTATAATAGTACTTTGTTAGATAATTAAGGAGCGTATAATATGGCAATTAATACTAAAGCGAAAGCTAAAATGCAAAAACTAGCAGACGAAAAAGGTACTGGGCCCGAGCCAGTGTGGGATACCGAACGTGCATTAAAAATGGACGAAGCTGAATTTGACCACCACATGCGACAAAGTTTTAATTACTACAACTATCATTATTCGCCAAAGGATCTTAAAAAGTATTTGGTATCATGGATGCAGGACAGTGGTTACAAAAAAGAAGATGTAAGCAACTTTGTACGAAGTTCAGACCGTAGCTTGTCATTGACAGCATGCAGTTTGGTTAAGGCACACAAACAAGGCATGCCGCTGAAAGAGCCACATGTTAAATATCTTAGGGAAACTATCGAACACGTGACCAAACTTGTTGACCCTATCGAAATTCAGGAAGAAGGCAGTAAGAAGGTAACTGCACCAAGCCAAGTAAAAACCATCCAAGACAGGTTGCAGGAAAAGACTAACGAGCACCTTGCACACTTTGATGGGCTGGTCGACGACTTGATTGTAGGCAAGAAGATTGATCCCAAAGCATTTGAATATTTCAAAGCCAGCAATGTACCACAAGCACAATTGAGCCGGTATACAGAATGGGCCGAGCAGTATGTTGGCGAACTTAAAGAAGCACAACTAGGTACTGACGAAGATTTAACAGAAGCATATAGTCATTACAGGGCCGCAGACTTCAGACGCATATTTGGATTCTTTGACAAGTTCCAAGATGCAATAGAACAGTATAGACAAGTTAAGAAGCAAACCAAAAAAGCAAAGGTCAAACGAGCCCCCAATAAGGAAAAATCAGTTAGCAAGATGAAGTACCTAAAAGAGGACAACGTACTTAAACTAGTGTCTATTAATCCTGTTGATATTATAGGCGCACAAGAACTTTGGGTGTATAATGTTAAAACACGTAAGATGTTTAAGTATGTAGCAGACGATACCTTTGGACCCCTAAGCGTTAAAGGAACCAGCATTTTAGGCTACGATACTGTCAAAAGTCAGGGTAAAACGGTCCGCAAACCTGAACAAAAGTTACTAGAGTTTATGAAAGCGGGTAAAGTACAGTTACGTAAGTTTTTAGATGAGATAAAAGCTGTGAGTATACCTGCCAATGGTCGCATTAACAAAGACATACTCCTGCTAAAGGCTTTGTAGCCAATATTAGTAACCTGATAAATACATTATAAGGATAATACTAATATGGCTGAACAAGATCTATCACCAACATTTTTTGCTAACGGAAACCTAAGGACCGATAGCCTCTATGTGCCTGCTACGGGCACCGGGCACGGGCATGTTAAGTATGACCCAGATGGGAACTTCGGTGATGTAACCACAGTACCAGTAGACGGAACAGTACAATTAAAACGTGGTGAAATCACAGATTACATTAGATTGCGTTTAGCAGATGGTATTGTTGATGTCGAACTTGATACAGAACACTACAATTTGGCTATTGACCAAGCCGTAATTAAATATCGCCAGCGAGCTGGCAACAGTCAAGAAGAATCGTATGCGTTCTTAAAACTAAAGCCAGAAACACAAGAATATATTTTGCCTAGTACTGTTATGGATGTACGAGCCGCATACAGACGAGGTATAGGTAGTGTTACAGGTACAACAGCAAGTCAGTTCGAACCGTTTGCTAGTGGTTATCTTAACACGTATATGCTAGTAGCAGGTCGTGTGGGGGGATTATTAAGTTATGAACTGTTTGTTGACTACCAAAAGCAAGCAATGAAAATGTTTGGAGGGTATCTGAATTTTACTTACAACAGGACTACACGTAAGTTAACCCTTATTCGTAAGATACCTTTTCAAGGTACTATCCCTAGAGAAGAAGACATGGAGGATTGTTTACTTCACATATATAACTATAAGCCAGACAGCATGTTGTTAAATGACTACCAGGCTTTTCCGTGGTTACAAGAGTATGCATATAGTTTTGCTAAACGCATACTCGGCGAAGCACGTGAAAAATTTGCTACTATCGCAGGACCACAAGGCGGAACCGTTCTGAACGGTGCTAGTCTTAAAGCAGAAGCAAATGAAGAAATGGCATCTTTAGAGCAACAACTTAGAGATTATATTGATGGTAGTATTCCGATAACTTGGGTAATTGGGTAATGAGAGCAAAAGAATTTATTAAAGAAGATCATTATAAAGGGCACGTGTCTAGTAACTTGAAATACTCTGGAGTACACGCAGTCGAACTTGGCAATGAACACTATTACGATCATTATAGGATTGGATTAGCAATGGCTGGTGCCCCGGATATTAAAACACCCAAAGCTGGCCCCACGAAAGACAATGCACATATATGGATGTATTCTGACGCAGACGAACTAATTGCCAAAACTGCTATGAAACAGCAAGGTATTAAAGGCAAGACTATGGTTCCTAAAGGCAGTAGAGAGCATCCGATTGTTAATAAACTTAGTCCTGTAGCTAAACCTAAAAAGAACAAATACGGCGTTTGATTCTTAACTTAATTGTGTTATAATCTATCTATGATTATAGGAATATGTGGATTCATTGGATCCGGCAAAGACACAGTAGCAAACTACCTAGTAGATGAACACAATTATCAACGTGACAGTTTTGCTGGCGCACTTAACGACGCTGTAGCATCTATCTTTGGTTGGGATAGACAACTGCTCGAAGGTGCAACCCCTGAAGCACGTGAATGGCGAGAACAAGTAGACGCTTGGTGGGCAGAAAGACTAAACATGCCCGAACTTACTCCACGTTGGGTACTGCAATACTGGGGTACAGAAGTTTGTCGTAAAAGTTTCCACAATGATATATGGATTGCTAGTTTAGAACATAGGCTGTTACAGCAAGATAGCGACATAGTCATTAGCGATGTACGTTTCCCAAACGAAGTTGAAGTGATAAAGAAAGCAGGCGGAAAAGTGTGGTGGGTCCAGCGTGGAGCACTGCCAGAATGGTATCCGCAAGGTATGTTAGCCAGTAACGGCTACGAGGATGCAGTTAAACAATTAGAAGAACAAAACGTACACATAAGTGAATGGGCTTGGCTACAAACTGTGTTTGACCTAGTGCTTAACAACAACAGCACTGTAAATCATCTCTACTCTAAGATCAGTAGCCGACTTTAATCAAACTTAATACTTTCTAATTCTAAGATCGAATCGTAACTTATTATTTGTTCTAACAAGTCTATATTCTCAACTTTCCCTACAACCGGGAATCCTATATACGATTTAATTTTTTCAATACCATGTTGATCTACAAATTTAGGATCATGTTGCTGAAACTTTTCTATTAGTTGATCTTCTTCATTGAACTTATCAGTAGACACTGTAATTAAGTTAATACCAGGTTTAGCAACATCATGAAACTTACAAGTCTGGCTTATGTTGGTAAAATCCTTCTCGGTGTATACTTGTAAAGGACCATGTCCAACGTAAGGGTTTTGTAGTCTAAGATCTCCAATATCCAATTTGGACTTAAACTTGTAGTCTTCTAGTGCAAAGCCGCTGTCGTTGTACCATTCTATCTGCATCCAACCTATCCTACTAGGCGTAACATTATCCTGTAATATATGTAAACCGTAATGCAAATCGTGTATAACATGATCCAGATCTGCAGGGATACTGTCAAATCCATCTACTAGCAGTTGTTCTATATCTTTGTGTAATTGTGTTGTGTTTTCAAGGGTAAGCTCGTTAACATCCCAGTTCCAACGGAAGTGATTGTTTGCTTGTTCTGCCAAACTACTTAGGTACTGTCTTGTAAATTTAGGTCGATCTCGATATACAGGAAATGACTGTTGATAATTTGACTTAACTAAACTGTAATACCTTGCACCAACATCGCTGTCATCAATGTTACAGATCAGCTGGTTGAAGTTTTTAAATTTTATTAAGAATTTCATATATCGTCTTTGATGGAACTTTCGACCCAGGAGTTTGTAGTCTGTTGTAGTTCTATCCTACAGTTAGCACATACGCTTCTTAGATTAACCCAATTGTTATTTTTTAAATTACCATCTACATAAAAAACAAACATCTGTTGTTTGTGTTTAGCTTTGAATCCGCATCGTTCGCAAGTTAATTTTTTCTTATAGCCAGCACGTAGCCAGGCGGCAACCTGTTTTCCCCTTTTACCCTGTCGAGCACAACCGGAACACTGTTTTCTATAACGGACTTTGCCTTTAGAATAGTAGTTTATTGCCACTGGATTACCGTGACATGTGGGACATAAAGGACGTTGCATGCTAGTATTTATAAGCAAACCTTTCGAAAGGCATCTAAACGACCTAAAATCTATAGTGTTATTATAAATATAACAAAGTTTCTTAAAAAGGAAAAGAACATGGCATTAGTATCCCCAGGAGTAGAAATTACCGTAACAGACGAAAGTCAATACGTTCCAGGTGCAGTCGGAACTGTACCACTTATTATAATGGCCACAGCCCAGGACAAAACAAATCCCTCAGGCACAACAGCCGCAGACACAACAGCCGCTAGAGCAAATAAGTTATTGACTTATAATAGCCAAAGAGAACTTATTGCCGCAATGGGATATCCCAGCTTTAAGCAAAGCGCCGCAGGCACACCATTGCATGGTGACGAGAGAAATGAATATGGCTTAATGGCAGCTTATAGCGCATTGGGTAATGTAAACAAAATTTTTGCTATTAGAGCAAATGTTGACTTAGATCAACTAGCACCAACAGCAGTTCGCCCAACAGGCGCAGTAGCAAACAACACACATTGGTTAGATTTGAGTGTAAGTGCATGGGGCATTTATTCATGGAATGCTAGTACAAATACATTTACAAATAATACTCCGTTGCTGATCACAAGCACAGCTGATCAAACACTAGTTAGTAGCATCTATGTACCTAAAGCAAGCATTGGACAAATTGGTCAGTATGCTGTATCATTTGGCACAGGAAGCAGTGCTAACTTGTTCCTTAAAGCTGGTGGAGATTTACCAACAGGTGATGCAAAGTACAACACATGGGTACGTATAGGAACAGATGATTGGGCAACTAGTATTGCTACAATCCAAGGTACAGCAAGTTCACCAAGTATTCCTGCAAGCACTCCAGCCGCTACAGTTACAATTAACGGCGATACCGTTACTATTGGTAATACTGGCGCTGGTAGGACACTAGACCAAGTTGTTAGCTCAATCAACACTGCCGCAGTTACTGGTGTTACAGCCGCTAATGTAGGCAACAAGTTGTACTTGTATGCTTCAAGCCTAGCAGAAAGCGACGGAGCAACAGCAGACGGAAAGATTGCAATTGCTAACGGATCAGGAACTCCATTAACAACATTGGGCATTACAGCAGGAACATACGCTAACCCACTATTGCTTTACGGTAGCTTTGCCGCATATCCAAGTTGGAGAAGCACGGACACAACACCACGTCCGACAGGTTCAGTATTTGCTAAACTTGGTGCAACTGGTTCAGGTGCTGATTTGACTATTAAAAAGTACAGCACAACCACAGATATATTCACTACACAGGCTGCTCCTTTCTACAACAGAGCAGAAAATGCACTTTATGGTTTAGATCCAGCTGGTGGCGGTAATGGTATTGCCGCTGGTACACTTTGGGTTGCTTATGATCCATTACGTACAAGCACAGGTGGTTACAAGCCATTTAGTCGTAGAGTAGCAGGACAAACAGTAGTTAGTGGTACTGCAACAGCCGCTAATCCATTTACTGCCACTGAGCAACTAAAGATTGGTGTTACCAGTATTGGCTCAGCAGTGATTACAGAGTACACAGTAGTATTGTCAGGTACATCACCAGCACTTTTTGTAAGCGACATACTAGCACTTAACATTCCAGAGTTAGACATTAGTGTAAGTAGTACAAATGTTATTACTTTCACTCATATCTATGGTGGTGATATTTACCTAACAGATGTTTCGGGTACACCAACAGCAGATGCAGGTTTTTCAAGTAGCACAACAGGTACTATATTGTACGCTGGCAGTGTTCTTGCATTGACTAACTGGGAAGCACTAACATACACATACAGCACTACTGCTCCATACCAAGCACCAGCAGACGGCACACTTTGGTACTATAGTGACGCTGCCGCAGTTGATATTATGATTGCTGATATCGGTGGCTGGAAAGGCTACAAGAGCAGTTACTATGACGGGTCAACAACAGATGCACGTGGTTTTAATTTAAGTCTGACAGATGCAAACGGTGTGCAAGTTAGTGCAACCGAGCCAACATTCCAAAGCGATGGTGTAACTTCACTCAAAGCAGGTGATTTGTGGTTAGACAGCAGTGATTTAGAAAACTATCCAAAACTTTATCGCTACAGTGGTACTGCTTTTGTATTAATTGACAACACAGACCAAACAAGTCAGAATGGTATCGTGTTTGCAGATGCACGTTGGGATACAGATGGTACTACAGACATTATCACAGGAGCTCTACCATCAATTACAAGTTTGTTAGCAAGTGATTATATTGACCAAGACGCACCGGACTATAGACTTTTCCCACGTGGTACACTTTTGTGGAACATGCGTAGAGGTGGATACAACATTAAACAGTACGTAAATGATAAGTTTAACGCAACTGCATTCCCAACTTTGCCAGCAGTTCCAGGCGCGGGTAGCAGTTTACCAACTGTAAAGAACACATGGCAAACACAAAGTGGAGTACAAACTAGTGGTGCTATGAATGCAGGACGTAAAGCACAAAGACAATCAATTGTAGCCGCAATGCAAAGTGCAGTAACAGCAAATACTGAAGTGCGTGAAGATCAATATAGTTTTAATATTATTGCCGCACCAGGGTATGAAGAAGTAATTGATGAAATGGTAGCTCTTAATAACGATCGCAAGAATACAGCGTTTGTTATTGGTGATACCCCGTTACGCCTAGCACCAACTGCTACTGACATTGCTGCCTGGAGTAATAATACTAACGGAGACGGACTATCAACTAGTGATCCGTACTTAGGTGTGTATTATCCAGCAGGTCTGACTTCAGACTTACAAGGCAACGCTATTGTTGTCCCATCAAGTCATATGGCACTGCGCACAATGATCTTTAACGATAATGTTGCGTATCAGTGGTTTGCACCAGCAGGTACAAGACGAGGTCTAGTAGACAATGCTTCTAGTGTTGGTTATATTAACTCAACAACAGGAGAGTTTGAAACTAACAGTATTAGAGTAGGACTACGCGATACACTGTACGAAAACAAGATCAACCCAATTACTAATTTGCCAGGCATTGGCTTAGTTGTATTTGGACAGAAGACTCGTAATCCAACCGCAAGTAGTTTGGATCGTATTAACGTAGCACGTTTAGTTAACTTTATACGAACATCACTTGCAAGAGTTGGAGATGGATTCTTGTTTGAACCAAACGATAAAATAACAAGAGATCAAATCTCAAATATTATTAGTGGCTCACTAAATGATTTAGTTTCTAAACGTGGTCTTTTTGACTACTTGGTAGTTTGCGATAATTCAAACAATACTCCGACACGTATTGCACGTAACGAGTTGTATGTTGATATTGCTATTGAACCAATGAAGGCAGTTGAATTTATCTTCATTCCAATTAGACTAAAAAATCCAGGTGATATAGCCGCAGGAACTTTATAATAGTAGTACTTAATAGAGCCTCCGGGCTCCGTTAACACAATGGGTATTTTCGATAAATACTTATAACAGGAGAACATAATATGGCAATATCGTCATTAAACAGATTTACAGTACCTTTGAGTACAGACCAGAGTGCAAGTACTCAAGGTTTGTTAATGCCAAAGATGAAATACCGCTTCCGGGCGATATTTGAAAACTTTGGTGTTAGTAGCGAAAAAGTAGAGCTCACAAAACAAGTAGTAAGTATTGCCAGACCAAATCTTAACTTTGACCCAATTACACTTGATGTGTATAACAGTAAAGTTAAGTTAATAGGTAAACCAAACTGGCAGGACATCACAGTTGCATTGCGTGATGATGCTGGCGGGAATGTTAGCAAACTTGTTGGAGAACAAATTCAGAAACAATTCGACTTTGCAGAACAAGCATCAGCAAGTTCAGGTATTGATTACAAATTTGTTCTTAAGTTCGAAATGCTGGATGGTGGTAACGGAGCCAATGAAGCTAATGTTTTGGAAACGTGGGAACTATATGGTGCATTGGTAAGCCAAGTAAACTATGGTGACATGGACTACAGTTCAAATGATCCTGCACAAATTGATTTAACAATTATGTATGATAACGCAGTCCAGACACCAACTGGTACAGGCGTAGGATCAGCAGTAGGAAGAACTTTAGGTACACTAGTTACAGGTGGTGGTTAATATTTAAATTAGGCACTAAGACAATACCCGGACAAAAAATCCGGGTATTTTTTTGGGATAAATACCATATAAGGCTCTATATATGGCAAACATTTTTGACGGATTTTTAAGACAACTAGGTACTGGCGATACAGTAAAAGACTACAAACACGCCAGTAGACTAATGGTCACTGACAACTATAGGTTGTCTCCTAAGTATACATGGCTATATCATGTATTTTTTGACTTTGCTAGTACAGCATCGTACGCTAGGACCAAGCAACTAGAAACTGGGATGTTGGTTAAAGCAGTTACTTTGCCACGATACACAGTTGATAATACAGAATTAAATAGTTACAATAGAAAAGACATTGTTCAAACAAAATTACGTTATCCTTCAATTGATATTGAATTTCATGACGATTCAGCAGATGTAGTTAGACACTTTTGGTTTGACTACTTAACACATTACTATCGCGACACAGATTTAGGTTACAAGTCATCTTCGGGATCTGAATCGGGCGAAGTAAACAGTACCTATTATAGAAACTCCAAGTATAGACCGAGGGTAGAGGGCGGAGAAGTTTTTGTGCCTGGTTTATCAGAAGGCTCAACAGGGTTAAATGACTTTGGTTATGCCCCGAGAGGCACGTCATTTGGTACACCACAATACTTAAATGCCATCAGAGTGTATAGCTTACATCAAAAAAGATTCAGTGAATACACGTTAATTAACCCTATAATTACAAAATTTGAACACGGTAATCATGATGCTAGTCAAAATGCTACATTAAGTCATAGGATGACAGTTGACTTCACAACAGTCTTGTACGCAACAGGAGACGTCAATCCCTCAACAGTAATTGGCTTTGGTGAGTTACATTATGACAAGTCGCCAAGTCCACTCACACCGCAAGGCGGCGGGGTAGAAAGTATATTGGGCCCAGGAGGTTTCGTTAATGCAATTGACACAATACTATCCGAAAGTGGCACAGGTGGGGCCAGGGGAACAAATGCCGCTGGCGTAGGTAGTGCATTGTTTACCGCGTTTAGAACTTTTCAAAATCTAGAAACTAATAATACAGATCTTAAAGGACTTGCTGAAACAGAGCTAACACAACAAATTAAAAGCATATTAAGTGGTCAAGACCCAAGGAATACTGTGTTTGTACCAAACAATAGTTCTGTAGAATTTAATGATGCACAAACACAAATTAAACTAGACAATCCAACGGCAAAACAGAGCAACCCTGGATCTAACAATTTAATAAGCAACGGCATATCATTAGGTGCAATTCCAGATATATTCCAGTCAGTGACTTCACCGATAACAGGAACTCCAGGATTTGGTGCTAGTTTCCCCTTCATAGAAAGTCTTTCTTCATTGAATGGTGACATTGCTGGTACAACTAATCTTAATAACGTTTTAGATTTAGCAAAAGATGCAGGCGGATCCACAGTATCTGCAACTGACCAATCAACTACACCAGTTAACAGTGGATTCTTTGGTAGAATAGCATCTATAGGACAGAATTTAGCTAGTGATGCGCAAGCACTGTTTAGCCAACAAAGTAGAGCCGCCAGCGGCACGACCAAGATAGGACCCCAAAGTCTAAACGATACAACGTTTACTACAGGCACAAACACTGTAACAAATGGCATTAATGCACTCAAGCGTACTCCTTTTGGAGATAGACTAATTGCATCAACAGGACCTAACACCACACGAGATTTGCAGTCAATGATAGAACTAGCAGGAGAGCAAGGACAAAAATTTGTTGAAACAGGTAATATTGATGATCTAGTTCCACCTGAAATTAGATTTGGTAGAAACACCAACCCAGGAAAAACCACACAATGACAATATCCAATAGTGCCATATTTTCTTCTTCAATTTTTGGAGAAAGTACTAGTAATACTGCGTCTGAGTTAACTTCTATAGACACAACTACGCAAGAGAACTATTTTGCACAAGGCACTGCTTATAAGATTGAAAGCAAACTTCCATCAGTACCGAGTAATCAGCGTGTTGCAAAGGATAATTAATGCCAAATTTGGTTAAGACAAAAAATAATCCCACAAACCTAGGATCAGTTAATCTGAATGCTATTGTCCAAAAAGACATACAAAAGTATTTTAATAATTTTACAGAAATTCCTGTAGAAGTAAGCAGTAACGTTGATTCTGCTATAGTTGGTTTCTTTGAAACTGTTACTGCTGACAAACAATCTGCTAGGGCTTTAGCCAGTGCTGTAATTTATACAAGTGTAAAGCAAGGTTTGAATCCAATGGAGACATTGCAGGAATTCCAAAAAATCCCTATAGGTGACTTAGATGCCTACACTGCAATGTTTTTAAACTTCGACCGTGTAGGAACCAGTTTCTTGGGAATAAAAAATGCACCAACCATTAACAAATACGTACAACGATCAATATTGCCATGAGCTCCAAGTACCATAATGGATTTTATCAAGTAAAGAATACATCAAAATATGTAGGAAACAAAACACCACAGTTTAGAAGCGGATGGGAACATGTGTTCATGCGCTTCTGTGATGAGAATCCTGCTATACTACAGTGGGCAAGCGAATCGATACGTATTCCTTATAGAAATCCTTTTACTAACAAAAACACAGTATACGTTCCTGACTTCATGGTTGTGTATGTAAAGAAGAATGGCGAGAAACATGCAGAACTAATTGAAGTCAAGCCAAACAAAGAAACTTCGTTGGATGAAGCAAAAAGTCCAAGGGATCAAGCCGCGGCAGTGCTAAACATGCACAAGTGGCAAGCGGCTCAAGCATGGTGTGATCAACACGGCCTAAAGTTCCGTATAGTAACTGAACATGATATCTTCCACCAGGGCAAAGCACGGTAAATACGTGCATGACTAAGAAACTAGAAAACCTATTTGATTTACCCACTGACCTGGGACCAGGATCCAGCGACAGCAGTTTTAAAATACTGCACGACACTGAAGTAAGCCTGCAGGCCAAACAAGAAATACAAGAGCAGAGAAACATTATTGCACAAGTAGATGATGCAATAGACAAGATTGACATTGCACTGCCCACAGTCAGAGACCTAGAAGCCAGCGATCAAGAAATGGACGATCTTGCTACATTGGCCAAAGACAAGTTTGAGGATTTGATGGAACTGGGTATGAACATGGATCCCCGTTTTGGTGGACAAGTGTTTCAAACAGCAGGCACATTATTAGGTCATGCTATCACTGCTAAAACTGCAAAGATGGATAAGAAGTTGCGCATGGTGCAGTTGCAGTTGCAAAAAGCAAAGCTGGATCATCGGACCAGCAAAGATGCACCAGAAGACACAGCAGTAGACGGCCAAGGCGTTGTGTTAGATCGTAATGCACTGCTAGATCAGATTTTGCAAAACAGCAAGAAGTAATAAATATACTATAAACAGGACGAATACCAATGAAAAGTCTAAACGAATATATAGCCTCTCTTAACACAACATATACTTTCCGTGTTAAGATGGCAAAACAAGATCCAAGCAAAATGATGGAGCAGATTAAAAGTGCTCTTGACACCTACGAGTTAGTAAGTGTTAGCAAGCCAAAGAGCATGCCTGTAATGGAGCATCAGGAATTTCCAAGATGGGGTGCATGTGAGTGCTGGCAGTTTGATGTAGAAGTTGCTTACCCAACAACCACTGTGCAGATTGAACAGATGCTACGAGAACGTGCTGGTATGAGCCCAGACTATGTTTGTGTACAAACCAAAGATACTGCTGAGTTGACCCAAGCCGCAGAAGAAGCTGGAAAAGACCATGAAGGTGCTTTATTAACAGACGATACACTTAAAGATGCTCCAGGTTCGCAAGAATTAGTGGGCCAAGAGCGCATCGACAGTATGTTAAAAGATCTACAGAAGCACTCAGTGCCAGTAGCTGAAAAAACAGCCGCAGGCAAAACAACCAATGATGTACCACAAGGAACAACAAGCCCAATGGGCAGTTAAAAAGATATTAAGGATAATACAATGACTGACAGACAAATGCTAGATATACTATCAACTTTTTCGCAAGCAACAGACGAATCAAAGCCACTTACAGAAGGCAAGCGCACAGTAACCGCAGATACAGCAATGGCTGATATCTTAGGAAAGTTACAACAATTAAACGAAAGCGCACAGCCAGTTACCGAAGGTAAGATGAAAGAACTGCTCGGCGATATTGACGAACTAACTAGCGACGAGTTCAGTGACAAGTACAGCATGTCCAAAGCAGAAGCAAAAGCAAAGTTCAACTTTGGAGATGAAGAAGTTAACGAAGGTGCTGAAGGCAAAATGCCATCAAAGAAGCATGTTATGGACATGTGCAAAGATGGAATGACTAAGAAAGAAATCTGCGATATGCATCCTGACTGCGATCAAGGCAAGCTAAAAGCTATGATTGATGATTGCAAGGAAGAAATGAAAGACTCTGAGGAAGAGATGGACGAGTCTAGTTGCGGTACAAAAAAGAAACGCACGAACGAAAGTGCCATTGCTGAAGGTGTTGCACAGATCGAACAAAGACTACTTAAAGAGTTTGCTGAATTTGCAGAAGCAAAGCAAGAGCTTGAAGAAGAGCCAAATGAAGGCAACGAATTTTCGGGTGCGTTAGCACAGGCCAAAAAAGATGGCAAAGACAAATTCAAGGTTGGCGGCAAAGAGTATGATGTTAACGAAGACTTTGACGCAGGTGCACCAGTTGGTTCTAAGAAAAAAACCAAGCACGGTACACTAGAAAAGACTGCCAAAGGTGTAAAGCACACACGTGATTACAAGCCAGATTATTTAGATTTAGATGGTGACGGTGACAAAAAAGAGCCAATGAAGAAAGCCGCCAAAGACAAAAAAGCAAAAGAAAACAAGTAGGCTAGTCGAATGCGTCTAAGGGAGTTTAAAGGACCAGAGAAAAAGGGTATAAATTGGGACAGGATAATAAAAGACAATCCAATTCTTAAAGATATACTAAAAAAAATTACGCCTGGCACTGTGGCAAAAATCCTTAACCCTAACAAGGTTATGCAACTTATCACCACAATATTTAGTTCCGGCCAATTAAACAAAGGTGAGCAAGCAGAATTAGATAGAATAAAGGATTTGGCAAAGAGCTATGCAGATTTAGAAGATGCGTTTGGTACAGAGGTAGCTCCCAAAACTCTACCAAAGAGATCAAAAACAAAGATCGAACCAGGTGATACTCCGTTGCCACAAAGGCAAGCAGAGCCGAAGCCAGGTAAGATAGACGTTCCAGAGCCAGTTATACCTAAGGTTGAACCACAGCCTCTTATTAAACCAGGACTGCTACCAAAGAGATCAAAAACAAAGATCGAACCAGGTGATACTCCGTTGCCACAAAGGCAAACAACACCAACACCAACACCTGGTAAGATAGACGTTCCAGAGCCAGTTATACCTAAGGTTGAACCACAGCCTCTTATTAAACCAGGACTGCTACCAAAGAGATCAAAAACAAAGATCGACCCAGGTACTAACGCACCGCCGGTGCGTTCTCAGACGAAGACCTCACAATCAACAACAATAAAAGCACCAACAGTACCAATACCAAAAACAGGTGAACCAAGTATACGTAATCGTAATCGTAATCGTAATAAATTGACCCCGGTCCTAACACCAGTTGGTGACACGGATACGGGAGTTGATCTCTATGGATGGATGGCTAATCGAGGTTCGTATTATGATTGGGATAAACCCGGAGTGCCTCTTAAAGAACAACAAAGTTACACCAAAGAACAGTATGCAGATCTCGTGCGCAAATACTCTAAACAATATGGTGTGCCAGAATCATTAGCTCTACATGTCCTTAATCGAGAAACAGGAATATACGACCCAAACAAAGCGGCCACGATTAAGAGCAGAGCGGGGGCAGTAGGACCCATGCAACTACTTCCCCGGTACGCAAAAGACTTTGGTATTAAAAAGCGAGATCTCACTAACCCAGTAAAAAACATTGAAGCAGGTGTTAGGTATCTTGCAAAGAACTATAATAGGTTTAGTGAGAATCCTCAGCATGCACTTATGGCATATAATTGGGGACCAACAGCAACAGCCAACTGGCTAGCAAAAGGCGGCAAAGGGAATATACCACAAGAAACACGTGATTACATTTACGGCAGTGAAGAAAAAGGTTGGGCTCCTTATAACGATGATTTTACCCAACAGATCAATGCTTATTTAGGAACAAATGCACAATCATATCTAGAAAAACAGACACTCGCTCCACAGCTAGATACAAGAAAACTTGATCCGCAACAAATGGCAACTGGCGCCGCGCAAGGATTCGATACAATAGCACAGACTGCACAAGATTATGCTAAAAAAGGGTATGATTATGTTGCTCCTATAGCAAAAGATTTAGGTAAGGCAGCTGGCACCATTGGCAAAGAAGTATACAAAAAAGATATAGAGCCTGTGTTTAAAAAAACTTCAGATTATTTGAATAAAAAATGGCAAGACTTTAAAACGGACGCAATGGCAACAAGTGCCGGAACAGACACAGCCACTATTGCAGGAGCAGGCGATACAGGTGAGTTGCCAGATGTTATAGAACCACGTTCACCAGCGCCTCGACCACAAACACAGGGTGGTCCTATTAGGGATAAAGCAAAAGAATCTGCGCCACCAGGCGACAAGTATGAGCGCATGGTTAAAGATATTAAAAAAGGCTATACCAAAGACGGCAAGTTAACCGACACAGAACGGGGTATAGCCTACGCTACAGCATGGAATTTGTACAATAAGCGTAAAGGCAAAAAGAGCTAAATACACTATCCTAGGGGAAACAAATGAAAGATTTAAACGATTTATTAAAATTATCTGGTATGACCCAGCTCAACGAAAGTGTTGAAGTTGAGGAAGCATACGCTAACGAACCAGATGAAGAGTATCAAACAGTTGACACTATTATACGTCAAGGTACAGACCTAAACAGAGAAAAGCGACAGCACCCAGTTGCTGGGTTTACAGGTGACAATCCGCTTGCTGAAGAAGAAAGCGATGAAGATGAAGTACGTGAACTTGTGCTTTTTATTGACAACGATAGTCAACTATACCAACAACAAGGCGAGCCTATCATGCGTAACCTTTCACGCAAGTGGGACAAAGGCATTTATGATCATGACCTAGCACAAAAGCTATGGTACTACCTAGCAGTTAACGGTGCTAAGAAGTATGGACAAGAACATGGCACAGGCAACGGTCTAAAAATGTTTAGTCCTGCTGTGCGTAGAGCAGCCGCTAAAGAGATGGCTGACAACTGGATGGAAGAGCTAAAAGCTGGCAACAAGATGGATGAAGCTGAAGAAGATTTAGAAGCAATGTTGGCTGAAATCTTAATTGGTGAAGAATCTGATGAAGAAGTCAACAGCAGACCTACCAGAGGTTATGTTAGTAACAAACTAGAAAAGACAGTTGCTGACATGGAAAATAGGGCTGATGGCGGTGCACATGCAGGTTTTGAACCAGTGAGCATAACAGTCCCATCTCCAGTTAAAGGACAAGAAAACGATCCAGTAACAGCTAAATTTTACCAGCACAGAGACAAGTAAACACAATGAAAACATTTAACGATTATCTAATAGCAGAAGAACACGCCAACGAAACCCCTAGCGTTGGTGATGTTTTTGAAATTGAAATGGCTCGTGACGAGACTTTAATTGAAACCACTGTAGTAGAAGTTTTAGAAGATGGTATTGTAATCAACGCAGATGACGCTGTTATGAAAATGTTTGAAGACGCTGGATACTTGCAAGAGTACAATACTGGCATGCCAGCACCAAGCGGTGGTAGTAAGAGTGCCATGGGCAGTGCTTATAAAAAAGCAAACACCCAGCAGTCTAAGCCAGGCGAGTTGGCAGAAGGCAAGATGAAAGAATTACTTGGCGATATTAACGAACTCACACACGATGAGTTCAGCGGCAAGTACAACATGTCCAAAGACGAAGCAAGAGAAAAGTTTGACATCAAAGATGAAGAAGAACTTGATGAAATGTCAGCCATGCGTCGATTGGCCGGTATGATGCAAGACAAAGAAAACATTAAGAATACACGTATTCCCGGTCATGACGAACGCAGAATACAAGTTGATCTAATAGACCTTACTGATGAAGAATTTGAAGCCAAGCATAAAATGTCAAAGGCAGAAGCAGGTGAAAGGTTCAACGAAGCAAGTGATGCTAGTGCAGAAGAGGAAGATGATTTCCATACTGAACTAGATGATCTTGTACATAAAACATTTGGACACAGCTCAGACGAAAAGAAAAAGAAAAAGAAAAGCAACAAACCATATGACTTGTACCACAAAACATTCTCTGATGCTATGCAACATGCTTATGCATACGCAATGGAAAATCTTGGTATTGAGATTGATCCAAATGAGATTGATAACGAAGTTGCAATGGGTCCCCCAAAACCAGCCACTGGTAAAACAAACTCTTACCGCCTATTAGGAAAAGATGGAAAGAAGGCTATTCAAGTACAGGTTTACAACACAGGTAACTCGTACGAATTGAACATGTACAAAGAACAAATTAACGAAGCAGATGCTGATAAAGGGTACATCAATATTGGTGGTGCTAGAGTAAAAGCTGATAAGGCTTCTATACTACAACATTTTAAGAAAACATTTCCTAATGTAACTAAAATTAAAAAAGATCCACAGCATGGTTGGGTTCCAGTTTTTGATAATGAGCTAGACGAAGCAGAATACCAAGGTCGTGAAGTTACACTTAACAAGCCAACACGTGGTGATGTTAAAAAGTCTAAGGTATATGTTAAAGATCCAAAGACAGGCAACGTAAAAAAAGTCAACTTTGGACACGGCGGTACAAGTGCTAAACGTGCCGGCCAAAAAACAATGAGTATTAAAAAGAGTGATCCAGCAAGAAGAAAGAGTTTTAGAGCAAGACACAATTGTGATAATCCGGGACCAAAGACCAAGGCTCGCTATTGGAGTTGTAGGGCTTGGTAGTGTAGTACATTTAGTAATATAAAATAATAATAATTACAGTAATTCAAAAGGAGCAATCAAGATGCAACATAATGAGTATGACGTAGTCGTCATTAAAGTAGTTGATGGCGATACCGTAGACGTAGATATCGATTTAGGATTTGGCGTTTGTCTTAAGGACGAGCGTGTACGTATTATGGGTATTGATACCCCGGAGTCAAGAACAAGTGACCGAGTAGAGGACTTGTTTGGTGAAGCAGCCAAAGCAAGACTAAAAGAACTTATGAAACACGGTGGTAAACTTATTACCACAGAAGACAAAAGTGGCGAGGATATGAAAGGCAAGTTTGGACGTATCCTAGGCGACTTCAAAGTAGAACACAACGGCGAAATGAAACGTGTAACTGAAATCATGGAAGCAGAAGGACATTGTGTTCCTTACTTTGGCGGAAGCAAAGAAGATACACAAGCCGCACATGAAGTAAACAGAGTGCGTCTACTAGCAGAAGGCATTGTTACTCAAGAAGCGTATGAAAAAGCAGTCAAACAAATGGAAAAGAAATAACTTAGAAATTGTAGTCTGTGGCGACAGTTTCTGTTCACGTGATGAGAATGCACCAGGCAAACACTTCAGTGAACAACTTGAAGGCACAGTAACCAACCTAGCACGTGGCGGGATATCCAATTCCGCCATTTTTATGCAACTACACAAAGCATTAACACTAGATCCAGATGTAATCATCTATTCTGTTACAGACCCTGCCAGGATGACAGTACCAGCAAAACCAAATTGGAATGCACAGTTTTCCACGGGCGATCCACTAGCAAACATCAGATACAAAGTAGACGGACCAGAACCTTTTGTGAGCCATACTATCCCTTGTATAATGGGAGAAATGGATTTAGGCTTAGACCCTGCTGTAATTGACGCTGTTAAAAGTTATTTTAATGTATTGTATGATGCAATGTTGCAGGACTTTTTGGATAGAGAAATGTTTGCAGGGTACAAGAGTCGTGCCAAACAGCAAAACATACAGGTAATCAACCTTAACAATCAAGTCACTGAAGTGTACGATGAAGCAAGAGATCTAAACGACGATCCTGTGCCTGAAGTGTTTCACACTACCTACCCTACCCAAACGGTAGCCGCTGAGAAGATTATGAACTTGATCAACACATAAATAATAATATGACTATAGCAGAACTACAACGGTTAGCAGGCATTACTGAGAAGAAGAAATCAAAGTCTTTCAGTAACATCAGTTATACTGCGGCCGAAAAAGCTAAAATAATGAAAAAAAGAAAAATTAAACCAGGCACGCCTGAATGGTTTAAGTTGTGGTTTTCGAGACCCTATCTCACAGGCGAAAAACCTTACTAAGCAACCTTTGCTTTTATACCTAAATACTGTTCCCACTTAGGGTCTTTGATTTCTACATGACTGTTGCGCCATGCTGATGCTAGTCCCCAATAGTCTGGTTTAAACGGTTTGCGTATCGGCTTTCTCAGTTTATCAGCCTTGCGACTATTGCAACTCTTACATGAAGTTACACAGTTCTCCCACGACGTTTTGCCATTTAGGCTACGTGGGATAACATGATCTATGGATAAATCTTTGAAGTCAAACGTATCTGCACAGTACTGACACTGATATAAATCACGCAAATAAACATTTGTTCTACTGAAACGTACATAACGTTTAGGATTAAAGTATTCCTTGGTAACTGCTACACTAGGCACATTTAAGGTAAGTTTTTCGCTGTTTATGTGCCAATCAGGATAGGTTTCCAGCACTTGTATGCGGCCTAAGAACATCAATTTAACTGAGTGGTGCCAATGTATTACAGACAGCGGCAGTACTGAAATGGGGGTGTAATCTTTGTTTAGTAGCAGAGTATCTGACATAAGTACTGTATATAAAGTATATATCATTATGTCAAACGAAGCAAACATTATTAAGTCTCCTTACCAGAAGGTAAGCTTCACAGAGGAGCAAATACAGGAATTCATGAAGTGTGCAGACCCAGACACCGGGCCGACCTTCTTTATGAGTAACTTCTTTAATATACAGCACCCCACAAGAGGTAAGATGCTGTATAAGCCATTTGAGTACCAGGATAGACTGATCAACGCTTACCATACAAACCGATTCAGCATTAGTCTTATGCCCAGGCAGACTGGTAAAACAACCACTGCCGCTGGGTACCTGCTATGGCGGGCCATGTTTAACCCAGATAGCACAATTCTTATTGCCGCACACAAGTACACAGGTGCGCAAGAGATTATGCAACGTGTTAGGTATGCATACGAACTTTGCCCGGACTATATACGTGCTGGTGTTGTTAGTTACAACAAAGGCAGTATAGACTTTGAAAACGGATCACGTATTGTTTCACAAACAACCACCGAAACAACTGGACGAGGTATGAGTATTACACTGCTATATTGTTTAGGTGGAGACACTATTGTTCGTATTCGAAACAAACAAACGTTGGCAGAAGAAGATATTACATTAAAGGATTTATGTATTAAACTTTATAGTCCAGATGAATATTCAGGTGATGAATTTGCATTCGTATAAATACAGTATGAACAAACTAGAGCAATTTAAACGTAGAAATCAAAAAAGAAACTCGCAACTATATTCAGATTACTTAACAGAAAATATAGATTATATACTTTGTCCAGTAAGTAACGAGCGATTAAGTATGATAAAAACAACATACATTGAACGTGTACTAGAGATGACCGTAGCAGAATATGACAAATTGTTCCCTGGTGTTAGAGGTGTAACGCCCGCCCGCCGAAAAAATATCAAAGATGGCTTAAAAGAAATAGATAAGACTAGTGGATTAACGAAGCACCAGCTGGCATGTGTTAAATCAAAACAGACATTATCCAGTCTGGATTCAGACGGTGTATCAGGATACGCCAAACTAGGCAAAAAGACCCGTGCTACTCATATGAACAATATAGACCAATTTGGCAGAAACGGTTATTCACAATTAGCAACACATGCTATTGTAAAAGGCAATAACACTAAGGTTAAGAAAGGAATTATATTAGATCCTGCACTACGAAACGAATTTTACCGTTATAAGTCAATAGTATTATATCTTACCGAAAAACAGCGATCAGCTATAACAACTGGATACAAAACAGGAGTTGCTGGAGTTGCTGGGGCCTACCATATAGACCATATATATTCTATACTACAAGGATATAAAGATAATGTTAGTCCATTATTGATAGGTAGTAAAAGTAATTTACAAATGTTGCCTTGGCATGATAATTTATCAAAACATGGTAAGTGTACTATAACCTTGGATACTTTATTCAACCGTGCTAGTTATAATATAGATAGATCAAAAAGTGAATTTGATGTTTTTTTAAATATGATTCGTTATGACATAAAAGAATCTGCATTGGTTAGTGGTGCAATGCTAATAGAGAGGTTTAATGAAACAAACTTACGCACCTAATACAGAATACCAAATTTTTACACCCAACGGTTGGGAAGATTTTGAAGGCATTTTTGTAAATGAAACTGCAAATAAAGACTCTCGAAAAATAACATTTAATGATGAGTCGTTTATTATTGCTACCCTTGAGCATCGATTTTTTATCAGTAATACTGAAATTAAAGTAAAAGATATTGTACTAGGTGATAAATTAGATTCTGAAAATACTATTAAAATAGTAACAGCATTAGAAGATATGGTATTAGAAGACACATACGAAATATTTAATGCAGAGAATCATGTCATACTAGCAAATAAGATTAATTCTCATCAATGCGACGAGTTCGCATTTGTTCGACCCACCATTGCTAGAGAGTTTTGGACATCCATATCACCCACACTTAGTACTGGTGGTCAAGCAATCATTACATCAACACCAAACAGTGACGAAGATCAGTTTGCGTTTATATGGAAACAAGCCAACAAGAGTGTAGACGAGTATGGTAACCCAACCAAAAACGGGTTAGGTATTAATGGTTTCTATGCGTACAAGTCAGACTGGTGGGAACATCCTGACAGGGATGACAAGTGGAAAGAAGAGGAAATGGGGCGTATCGGTGAAGAACGCTTCAGACGAGAACACGGATGTGAGTTCTTAATTTACGACGAAACACTGATTAACAGCACCACACTGATTGACATGGAAGGGAAAGGTCCCATAGAGAAACAAGGACAAGTGCGTTGGTATAAAAAACCTCAAAAAGGCAAAACATACGTAATTGGGTTGGATCCAAGTCTTGGCACAGGTGGTGATCCCGCGGCTATACAAGTATTTGAATTGCCTACAATGATACAATGTGGCGAATGGCAACACAACAAAACACCAATACAAAGACAAATTGGTATCCTAAAGGAAATTTGTGACTACATTGCGGAAATGACACAAACACCCAATAACATTTATTATAGTATAGAAAACAACACACTTGGCGAAGCAGGACTGGTAGTGATCAGTGATATGGGTGAAGAGAACATCAAAGGCACATTTTTAAGTCAGCCTGTTACCCCGGGTTCGTCTAGACTACACAGAAAAGGGTTTACTACTACAAATAGGTCTAAGCTAACAGTGTGTGCAAAGTTTAAAAGTTTGATCGAAAGTAAGAAAATGATTATCAACAGTCAAAACTTAATTAGTGAACTTAAAACATTTGTGGCGCACGGTGCTAGTTTTAGCGCAAAACAAGGCGAACGTGATGATTTGGTCATGGCCAGTTTATTGGCATTAAGAATGACACAGGCACTACAGAGTTTTGACAGTGAACTAGATAGTCACATGCGTGATGGTGCAGATGATTTCCAAGCGCCGATGCCCTTTATAATGATATGAAAATTACTCCGGTTGACAGTCAACATAATCTATTTCTAGTAGAAGACATTTATCCGCAAGATTTGATCGACCAAATTAGTCAAGTAGACTTTATGGAATATGATTGGGAGTTGCAAGAAGGGCAATTGGATTGGCCTAGACGAAAATTATTACCACCCCAAGACAGCATATTGTTTGAATTGGATAAGCATCTCAATACCGTGCGTCTTGATATTGCAGATTCAATGAATGGACACTTTCCGGAATATGATTGCTGGAGTAGTTTTTGGCTTGATTACTCTCCATATACTTGTAAAATGCACACAGATGGTGACATACCAACAGCAATGCAGATATATCTATTAGATAATGCAGGGTCAGAACATGGTACAGTGTTTTATAACCCAGACAAAACAATACGTTATACGTTCCATTACAAGGTTAATACAGGTTACTTCATGTTGAATGGCTCAGACCAATATCACGGAGTTCCTAACGTACTCCCTAAGGACCAATTGCGCCTAAGCAGTTACACCTACTTCGGCTCTTTTACGCATAAATAATGTAATGCGTGAATTAGACAACATATCAGCTTCTTTATTTGAAAAAATCCGTGCTCGTTTTGACAACATTAGTCTTGGGAACAACAAGGCTAACCGTACTAGCGACCCCGAACTTGCAAGATTTTTTAACTTTGACTACGTAGGAGAAGATGGAGAGAATTACGGAAATGTTACTATTAGTATCATTGATGAACAATCACTTAAAGTTTATTATGGTATGAACATAACAGAAGAAATGTCCGATCTCGACACAAAAAAATGGTTTATGTTCTTAAAGGATTTGCGCATGTTTGCAAAAAGAAACATGTTAAACTTTGATGTCCGTGATATCAATCGTAGTAACCTTGATTTAAGAAATATAAAACAACAAAGTGTAGCAGATGGTACTTTGGACTCAGACGAGGTAGTATCAGAAGCAAAGTTGTATGGTGACAATAGAGACAAGCATACCAGTTATGCAAACTTAGGTGAGCATAAAATTATTATTAAACACGTAGAATCAATTGACCCAGACAAACATGGTGCTCGTGCCAGAAACATCAGCAAGGTTTTTATTGAAACACCAGTAGGAGAACGCTTCTTACTTGATCACAAAAACCTACATGGTGCTAGGGCATTAGCGAATCACCTAAATCGTGGTGGCGAAATTAACGATAGCGGTAGCGAAGTTATCGCTGAGATGGTTAAAGAGATGAGTGCTATGCGACACTTTGCTCGTAACATGAACAACAGAACATTTGAAGACACAGAAACAACACGCATGGTCGAAGCGGCACTTGCTCGCTATCAAGAAGTTAAAAAGAATTTGGAAAGTTTCAAAGGATCCAAAGGACACGGGATATTGTTATCCATGGCAGAAAACTATGCCAAACCAGAAGACGACGTCGATATAGATGATTTGCGTGAGCGTTTTGTTAAGAAAATATACGACGATAGATTCAATGACGCACTACCGTATGTACAACGTGCGTACACAAGTCAATTTGAAGACTGGGCAACAGACGTAACAGAAGAAACATTTGGTCCAGCCGCAACCGATAAACTTTTAGAACTGTTTGACGATCCAATCACAACTGGTGTAGACGGACAAGACGCCATGGCCGCAATACAAGGTATTAGTATCGTGGATAACGATGATGTATCAGCTCAGTTACAAGAATTAAGCAAGCAAGGACCAGATGTAGATGCAAGACCAATGATTTCTGCCTGGCTAGCCCAAAACGGTGAATCAGACCTAGCAGAAGAACTTGAAGCAATACTGCAATCACAAGCAATAAACACAACCGCTCCTGCACCACGCCCACAAGAACCAGACAATGACACATATGCGGCATCAACAATGCCAGCTGGTAATGGCGATCCAGTAATACCTAATGCCATGAACGAAGATGAAGATTTAGACATGATTCGTTGGTTAAGTGGTTTGGATAAAAAATAATAAATTTCTCTTTGACAAGATAAATAAAACTGTTATAATATTGCACAGTGCAGTGTTATATCTAGGCACATTTATTAAGGCATTTTATTAAGGAGAAATACATTATGGCAACATCATTGGCTGAAATCAGAGCAAAACTACAAGCGCAAGACACACGCAGTGCAGGCGGAGGAAGATCACCGGGCGACAACGCCATTTATCCGCATTGGAACATATCAGAAGGTTCCAGCACTAGAATTAGATTCCTACCAGACGGCAACTCAAACAACGACTTCTTTTGGGCAGAACGCCTAATGATTAGACTTCCATTTGCAGGAGTTAAAGGGCAAGCAGACAGCAAGCCTGTAATTGTACAAGTACCTTGTGTAGAAATGTACAAAGAAGCATGCCCCATTCTAGCAGAAGTACGTGGATGGTTTAAAGACGCAAGTTTGGAAGACATGGGTCGTAAGTACTGGAAGAAGAAAAGTTACTTGTTCCAAGGCTTTGTGCGAGAAAATGCTCTTGCTGATGACAAGGCTCCAGATAATCCTATTCGTAGGCTTGTGATTAGTCCGCAGATCTTTAACTTGATCAAATCGGCACTAATGGATCCAGAACTAGAAAATCTTCCAACTGATATTACAGCAGGATTAGATTTTACAGTTACAAAAACCAGCAAAGGCGGCTATGCAGACTATAGCACCAGCAAGTGGAGTAGACGTGAGTCAGCATTAACAGCAGACGAACAAGCGGCTATTGACACACACGGTTTGTTTAATCTTAGTGACTTCTTACCAAAACAACCTGGCGAAGTTGAACTTAAAGTAATTAAAGAAATGTTTGAAGCCAGCGTTGACGGACAAGCATATGACGCAGAACGCTGGGGGCAGTATTATAGACCACCAGGCATGATGGTAACAAATGCGGCACCAGCAACCAAGAGCGAAGAATCATCACCTTCTGTAGCACAACCTACGCCTAGTGCGGAGCCTGCTACACCCGCTCCTGTTGTTGAAGCCGCACCCGCTCCTGTTGCTGAAACTGTAACAGCAGAAGCACCAGCAAACGATTCGAGCAAACGTGCCGAAGACATATTGGCAATGATTCGAAATCGTAGTAAGTAATACTATTAATTATAATAGTACTTGTGTTAAATATGTTGGGGTGTTCTTTGCCCCAACATATTACTTTTTGTAAAAAATGAATCCAGTTAAATCTATTACATTTGGTCTTGATCCTTCAGCACCACCTGCTTTCTTGTTGGATTGGGAACTAACTAAAAAATGCAATTTAGATTGTTCTTATTGCGGCATCGGCGAGTTTGGCGGACACGACAATAGCACACAGCACCCACCACTGGAAGAGTGCGTAAAGTCAATTGACTTTATGTATGCGTATGTGGACCTGTACATGCAGTACAGAAAAGAAAGTAATAGAAAAGTTGTATTAAATGTTTACGGTGGCGAAAGTTTAGTACATCCACAAATTCTAAGAATCTTAGAACTTGTCAGAGAAAAATATCAACAGTATAAAGATCGATGGGAACTAACTGTTACCTGTACAACAAATGGTATTGTAGGTACACGGATGTGGAGTAAGATTATTCCACATATAGATGAGTTTATTGTAAGTTATCATCCAGAGAACATACCCAAGCAAAAAGAGCAGTATAAGAAAAACATCCTGCAACTGAAAAAGATAAACAAACGTTTCAAGTGTGTGATGCTAATGCACAACGATAAAGAAATGTTTGATGACGTAGAACGTATGGTACAGTATTGCAAGGACAATAACCTACCATTCTTTCTTAAACGGCTAGACAACACAGAAGAACAATGGGCCTATACCGGCAAGCAGTTTCAAAAAATACAAGCAAACTTCACAAGTAACGAAGTTGAAGGATCCGACGAAAAAGTATTAAGCATAGCAAAAGGTAGAGCTTGCTGTGGCGGACGTAAGATGTGTGTAAATGGCAACTATAAAGAAAACTTGCTGTATATTAACAAGCAAGGATTCAAAGACTGGAACTGTAGTGTTAATTGGTACTTTTTGTTTCTAAGACAGTATAACGGTAAAGTTTATTCTAGCACAAAAGATTGTTTAACGAATGTAACTACTAACCGTGTTGAGCCGTTGGGTAATATTGATAATTACCAGGTAATGTTAGACACACTTAGAAAACAACTAGAAACTAAAAGCATGCCAGTAATCAAATGCGTAAAAAGCATTTGTGTTTGTGGATATTGTGCGCCAAAAGCTACTACAGAGTCTGAACTAAACGAACTTTTGAAATATAGAATAGACATTAATGTGTTAAAGTATGCTAAGTCAGATTGATACAATATTGTTTCCAGACTCATGCGAAGTATTGGAAGTTGCTCCAAGAAGATTTGTGTATCCTATACACAAAAACGGATCAACTAGTCTACACAACTCCGGGTTTAGGAAACTAGAACTAGAAGAAATAAAACAACTGGACATGATTGAAGTATTTGTTCGTGATCCTGTTGACCGTTATGTAAGTGGTGTAACCAAGTTTGTCGAAGACACTGAATTAGATGACTATACAGTTTTGCATTTTGTTGATAACTATCTGTTCCTCAATAATCACTATGCTCCACAATTTTATTGGCTACTTAATTTACAGCGTTTCACTGATGCTAAACTTATATTGCGTCCGCTGGATCAACTAAACACCATTACCAAATTACACCACAATATAAGTGATAAGAATAAATTAGTAAGGGTAAGCAATAAAGTACAATTTTACCTAAAACTTGATCAAGTATTAGTTGGTGAACTGTTAGGTAAAACTGTTACATTTAAACAGATAGTACAAACAATCAAACACCGTTATCCGGAAGTATACAAAGAAGTTATACAGAGATCAATAGACTTATGCAATGTCCTCGTTTAGACCATTTTGTAAGATTTAATCCAGGCGGGACCGTAAGCCGTTGTGGTCACATGGTTGATCCACCTAAGTTTGCTGGTCTTGACGCAATGGAGCAGAGTGATTGGTTGTATAACTTACGAAACCAAGAATGGCCTGCGGAGTGTGTGCGGTGCTATGACACTGAGAGCGTTAACGGTAAAAGCATTAGACAAAATGCTATAGAATTTGATCAACAGCAAGATAAACACAACTATCTCACAGTAGGTGGCATATTAGATAACGTGTGTAACAGTGCCTGTTTTACGTGTGATGCATCATACAGCACAAA